AAAACAAGAAGCTATGCCTAGAATGGTTGTACATAATACACATTTATATGTACAAGCTGCAAATGAAATCAATCAATTAGTTGATAGTCACGTTGAATTGCTAGAAACAGTAATTCCAAAAGATTTATATGATGTAGTTTTATCATTACACGAAATGTTTGCAGATCCAGACAACGCACCTCAAGTATATGAGAAATACATCAAAACATATAAAAAATTCGGTGGTAGCAGTATTTCAACTACCGATGCAGAACAATTTAATAAATTCTTTACTTTTTAATTGGAAATAAAAAATGGAAAAAAGCAAGTTACAATCGTTTATTAATCGTTACTACTTAGCAGGAAATTGCGAAGCGGTTACGTTGAAAGAACAAGAAGGATCAATTGGTTGTGAACTAATTGATATGGATCAAACCATTGTAGGTAAAATTAAATGGAATACCACTCCATTTATGACAGGTATGTTAGGTATTAATCATACCGGCGCATTAATTAAAATGCTTGGTGCATTGAATGAGAATATTGAAATTGAAGTTCAAAATGCAGCTGGTAAGAATTATGCAATGAAAATTTCAGAAGGAACAACTAAAGCAACTTTTATGTTGGCTGATACGACAGTTATTCCAGCAGTGCCTTCAATCAATGCAGAACCAGATTATGAAGTAACCATTCCAGTTAATGAAGAATTTATCAGTAAATTCATTAAAGCAAAGAATGCATTACCAGATGCGAAAAACTTTGCAGTTCAAATTGTTAATGGACAAATTAAATTCATTATCAATTATTCAACCGTAAATGCAGATAATATTTCATTTGAAGTTGGAGCAGCAAATCAAAACTCAATGGATCCGGTTTGTTTCTCTGCAGATAAACTAAAAGAAGTTCTTGTAGCAAATCGAGGAGATTCTGGTTATCTTAAGGTATCTCCGGATGGTTTAGCTCGTATTGATTTTACTGGTTCGGATTTTGAATCTACATATTGGCTTGTGATGTTGCAGAATTAAATTTGGAAAGTAATGTTACAAAACTAATACCGTATGATATTTATTTAAAAGGTTAATATGGAACGGTATTATGTTTGTGACTGCCCAAATTGCGGATCACCTAAATATTCTAAAGCAAAAAGAATGACTCCAGGTTTGTTAAAGCGTATGCAAGAATGGGAATGTTATAGTTGTTCAAAATTGAATGAAAAAAATCCATCATACGGCAAACCTAAAACTGCAGAATGGAAAAAAACAGTTTCAGAAAAAAATACAGGTTGTATTGGATATTGGACAGGTAAACCAAAAGGCATAATACATAAGCAAAAAATTTCAGAAGGTTTACTAAAAGCATATGAAACTAAAAAACGTATTCCGAATGGATATAATATATCATTAGGAATGCAAAATAGTTTAGCAACTAATTTAAGTGAAATAGAATATGAGCAGGTATTATCCGAAAAAAAGAAATATTATAATGAAGTTCATAAAATAACAAAACGACAAGCAATACATACTTTAGAATTTCATGAAAACCGCGGAAAAGCAAAAAAAGGTACCGATAATTATCAATTAGATCATATTATTCCGATATCCGAAGGTTTCCGCGATAATATTGATCCTAATATTATTGGAGATATATCTAATTTAAGATTTATTCCATGGAAAGAAAATATTTTAAGAAATAAATTATATAAATGTTAATAAAGATAGTAAATAAATCAGCCAATGCTCTCCCTCAGTATGAAACCGGGGGAAGTGTTGGAATGGATATTAGAAGCAATGACAATGTAATTATTGAACCTGGTAAAACTGCTTTAATTAAAACTGGATTATATGTTGAAATTCCATATGGTTATGAAATACAAGTAAGACCTAGAAGTGGTTTAGCACTTAAATATAGTGTAACTGTATTAAATAGTCCAGGCACAATTGATTCAGATTATCGTGGAGAATTAGGAGTAATATTAATTAATCATGGAACTGAAGATTTTCAAGTTAAAATCGGCGAACGAATTGCGCAATTAGTATTAGCTAAAGTTGAACATATTGCTTGGCAGGCAGTAGGCTCACTTATCGGTGGCACAAAGCGTGGAGAAAAAGGTTTCGGATCAACAGGTAAATAAAAAATATGTTTAAACAACAAGAAAATACACTTTGGGTTGAATCATTTCGCCCGGATACGTTAGAAGGTTATATTGGTAATGAACACATCATTGAAAAAGTTAAAATTTTCATTGAAAATGGAGATGTTCCGCATTTGTTATTTTATGGTTCAGCTGGTACTGGTAAAACTACCTTGGCAAAGATTATCGCAAATAGCGTTGATGCTGACTTAATGTATATTAATGCATCAGACGAAAACTCAGTAGATGCAGTGCGAGATAAAATTAAAAGATATGCATCGACAGTTGGGTTTCGTCGTTGGAAAATTATCATTTTAGATGAAGCTGATTATTTAACACCAAATGCACAAGCAGCATTGCGTAACTTGATGGAAACGTATAGCAAAACAACACGGTTTATCCTTACATGTAACTATGTAGAAAAGATTATCGATCCAATTCAATCTCGTTGTCAAACATTTGCAATCACCCCGCCTAGCAAAACAGATGTAGCTAAACGTTTAGTTACAGTTTTAGAAGATAAAGGTGTTGAATATGATATTAAAGATGTTGCAGCAATTATCAATGCATCATACCCAGATATCCGCCGTGCAATTAATGCAGCACAAGCATCTGTAGTTAATGGAAAATTACAATTAGATAAAGCAAGTGCTATTCAAGCAAATTATATGACTGAAATTCTAGAGGTATTAAAGAATGCTAAAGACAAAAAAGCATCGTTCAATAAAATTCGTCAAACGATTGCAGATAGCAAAGTAAAAGATTTCACTCCATTATATACATTTCTTTATGATACATTAGATGATTGGGGAACTGGTCATGTAGCTCCGTGTATTTTAATTATAGCAGAAGCACAATACAAAGATGCATCGGTTGTAGATAAAGAAATTAATATTATGGCAATGTTTGTAAATTTATTAGGAGAAATATGAGTAAAATGAATGTTAATATTGGTCCTAACGATATGCAACCAATTCAATGCAAAGAATGTGACGGATTGTATTTTCGTCAAGTTATGGCAATTAATAAAGTTTCTAAGTTTTTAACAGGAAACGATAAAGATACTATGGTACCAATTCCAGTATTTAGATGTGACGATTGTGGTGCTATCCCGGAAGAATTTCAACCCATAAAAATTAAAAAATAATGTCAATTCCATATCATAAAGATTTAATTACGATTATTTTTAAAACATCTGATCGTAGTAATGCAAAAACTAAGATAAAAACATTTCGCAATAAATCTATAGATGATATTTTAGATGCAAAACGCATCATAGGAATTCCGGATTCTGCAATTATTTTAGAAATGGGAATGGGACCGTATTTAGAACAACAATATCGTAAAAAATATAAATTATAATAAATGGCAGAAGAAAAGAAAGCAGCAACAATTTTTGATTTTATCGGAGGCGTAACGGATAAAAAACGAGAATGGAAAAAATGGTCCGAAACGGATCAAAAGAAGTTTTCTCCGTTTATTGTTAATCGTTGGTTGTCTATGCGAATGGAATTAACTGAATTAGTTAATGAATTACAAACATATACAATTGGATTATTACGACCACAAGAAACATATCGATTGTATTATGAACTTTTGCCTACAAACAAAAGCTTTGCAAAATATATAAAAGGCAAATCGGAAGATAAATTTGATAAAGATTTAATTACACAACTTGCAGAACATTATCAAATTAGCAAAGCTGAAGCAGCAGATTATGCAGATTTAATGGATAAAATTACATTGGACCGAATTTTGACAATGTATGGTTATAATGATGCTGAGAAAAAGAAAATGTTAAAAGGAATCAAGTGAGCGTAAATACACAAAAACACTACAAAGGTAACGAGAGTTTATATAAATCCCCAAAAGATTGGGGGTTGAATGCATATGAATTTGATATTATTAAACGCATTGTAAGATGTCGACATAAGGGTTTATTTGAACAAGATTTGCAAAAAACTAAAGATTTAATCGATATATATCTAATCGAGCAACAACATTATTATAGAGATTCAGTCAAATAATTTGGATTCACAAAAATAATTTTTTATAATATAGAAAAATATAAGAAAATGGCAAATCACGTTTATTCAACTTTCGAAATTAAATTTCCAAACCCGGAAGATACTTCTAGATTTTTAGAGTGGATTGGATTAGAAACAAATTCAGAAAAATGGCCTGAAAATTCAACATATATGAGTCGCATAGAAGCTTGTTCAAATTGTCTCTTTGAAAGTTTATATGATGGCACAGAAGACACGCGGGAATGGTGGATTGACAACGTTGGTGCTAAATGGTGTTATCTAAACGATATAGATGCATCTGATGATACCGTTTATCTGCACATTGTTAGTGCATGGGACTTTCCAGAAGGATTGTTTTTTAAACTAACCGATTTCCTTCGAGAACAATATGCAGGAGCTAAAGTTGAAGGAACCTTTGATGATGAGGGTTATTGTTTCATTGGAGCATTTGCTTCGAATCAACAATATCGAGACATTGAATATTTTCATCCAGATGAAGAATTTTTTGAAGATCCAGAATATCGAGATGAAGATGGTTGTTGGACAGATGCCTTTTATGAAGAAATGTCTAACAAAAAAGATGAATTGTTAGATGGGGTTTTATCATTTACGGAACAAATAGATTAATATCAAGCTCGGCAGAAATGTCGAGCTTTTTTTGTGTTCTTGAATTATTTTTCTTATATTATAAGTATGAAACAAGGACAATACATTGCACCAATATACCGTTTATCACTTCGTGATCCTGAAACAGTTCCTAGAAAGATATCTTATTCACAATGGTCCATGTATGAGCGTTGTCCATTATCTTGGAAACTTGCTTATATTGATGGCTTAGCTCCATTTCAAGCATCAATTGAAACAGCATTTGGAACGGCATTTCATGAAACATTTCAACATTTCTTAACAGTAATGTATACCGAATCAGTTAAGAAAGCTGAGAATTTAGATTTTCGTAACATCCTTCAAAACAAGCTTCGAGAAGAATATGTACGATGTGTAACGGATATGGGTGGAGAACATTTTTCGAATCCATTGCAATTAGCAGAATATTTAGAAGATGGTGTTGCAATATTAGAATGGTTCAAGAAACGTCGCTCAGCATATTTTTCTAGCAAAGGTTGGGAATTGGTTGGTATTGAATTGGATCTATGTGTTCAAGCATCAGATTCAAATCCTTCAGTATATTGGTATGGATTCATCGATGTTATTATGCGCCATGTACCAACTAATCGCATTGTATTATATGATATCAAGACGTCGCGTCAAGGTTGGAATAAATATCAAAAAGCAGATAGCTTAAAGGCCGCTCAATTAGTTGCATATAAGAATTATTTTTCCAAACAATTCAATGTACCTAAAGAAAATATTGATGTTGAATTCTTTATTGTGAAACGCAAAATGATTGAGGATTCAATGTTTCCGCAGAAGCGCATTCAAAACTTTAGACCATCATCAGGTACAGTTACCCAAAAGAAAGTACAGCGTCAAATTGATGCATTTGTTGAACAATGTTTTGATCAAGACGGTAACAAGAATGCCGAAGCAAAATATCTTGCAATATCAGGTAAAGGTGATAAGAATTGTAAGTATTGTCCATTCAAAACAGATTATGCAAATTGTCCAAAAGAAAATAGGATAAAAGAATAAATTTTTATATAATATAGTATGTTCCAACACAAGCACATTTATGTATATCAATTTGAGATGAAGAATCATCCAACGTGGCCAGGCTGCCATGTTACTACTATGCAATATACATTATGTACCAATGATGAAGGCCCGAATAGTAAAACTAATAGAAAATTGCTAGAAGAAGCTCTTCGAATTGTTTATGGTCATATGCCAAAAGGCGTTAAATTTTTATATGAAAAGAAATGAAACGAGTAGCAGTAATTGGAAATACAAATTGGCAGAATAAACGCAAGGTTCAAGAAACACTTCGCAATCTAAAACAACGTTTTGGTGATGATGTTGTTGTATTAGGCGCTGGCGGAGCGGAAGGCGCTAATAGCATGGTAAGAAAGTTTGCTTTAGAATTTGGAATGCAATATGAAGAATATAATCCATCATTTTCAGGTTACAATGTACATTCTGCAATGCCAGAATCATATTATGGAAAATCTTATCATTTTAGTCAGCTTCATCATCGCATGAAATTAATTGCTGAACGATGTGATTATATGATTATCATGACTAACGAATCACAATTAGATCCAGTACTCAAAACAGCATATACAAACACTAAAAAACTAGAAAAACCGGTAGTTATACTAGGTTAATACATATTTATAATAAAGTTATAATAAAAGGAAAAGTTACGAATGCAATTACCAAAATTACAAAAAATCGATCCTAACAAACCTAAGAAAAAAAAGATTCTATTATTAGCAGATGATTTTCGTTTACCATCAGGTATTGGAACGGTTAGCAAAGAAATTATTTACAATACAGTTAAAACGTATGATTGGGTGCAATTAGGTGCAGCACTACAACACCCAGAACATGGCAAAGGTTTAGATTTATCTCAACAAATTGCACAAGAAACAGGCGTTGCAGATGCATCAGTAAAATTAATTCCATGGTCAGGTTATGGAGATCGCAATGTTTTATTTGCATTGTTAAATCAAGAACAACCAGATGCAATTTTTCATTTTACTGATCCAAGATATTGGACATGGTTGTATGCATTAGAGCATGAAATTAAAACAACTTATGGAATTCCATTAATTTATTATTCAATATGGGATGATTTACCTTATCCAATGTGGAATGCTCCATTTTACGGTAGTTGTGACTTAATTATGGGAATTAGTAAGCAATCTGATAATATTCACAGAGAAGTTCTTAAACAGAACGGTTTCGGTGTTGTAGATTATGATGAATTTGATATAGCACCGCTTAATCTAAAATGGAATGATGTAGTTACGGGTTATGTACCACATGGTCTTAATCATAATAATTTTAAACCATTAGATTCATCAGATAATGCATATAAAAAAATGCATGATCAATTCAAAAAACAAAATGATATTGAATTCATAGTATTTTGGAATAATCGAAATATCAGAAGAAAACAACCAGGTGATCTTATCTTATCATTTAAAACATTCGTAGATTCATTACCAGAAGAATCTCGTTCTAAAGTTGGTTTAGTAATGCATACCCAACCAGTTGATGAAAATGGCACGGACTTAATTGCAGTACGAGATGTTTTAGCACCAGATTGTAAAATAATTTTCTCAGAACAAAAATTATCTGCACAAGATCTTAATGCATTGTACAATGTAGCTGATGTTGTTGTTAATATTGGTTCAAATGAAGGTTGGGGACTTAGTTCAACCGAGGCAATTTTAGCAGGTACCCCTATTGTAAATAATGTTACGGGCGGATTGCAAGATCAATGTGGGTTTGTAGATGAAAATGATGAGTGGATTCGATTTGATGGCGAATTTGCAACCAATCATATGGGTCGTTATAAAAAACATGGGCTATGGGCTAAACCAGTATTTCCAAGTAATAGATCACTTCAAGGCTCTCCAGCAACGCCATATATCTTTGACGACCGAGCGAATTTTGAAGATGTTGCTGCAGCAATTCGTTATTGGTATGATATTCCATTATATCGAAGAAGTGAAATGGCAGAAGCTGGTAGAAATTGGGCATTGCAAAACGGATTAACTGCAGAACAAATGGGTAACAAAATGATTGAAATGATTAACTATTTGTTTGAAATTAATAAAGAACAACGCCCATCATATACATTGAATGTAGTAGAACATAAAAAATACGAAAAAACAGGAATAGTAGAATAATGAGAAAATTAGTTATAGCATCGCCAGTTGCGACACAATCAGGTTATGGACACCATGCTCGCGAAATCATTTCGCAATTAATTGAACAACGAGGTAAAGAATGGGATGTACGATTAGTTTCATTGCCATGGGGTCATACTCCATTTACATATCCATTGACAGATGATTTAAAATCTAGAATCATTCCATTACCATTAACAGAACAACCAGACATTTGGATTCAAGTTACAATTCCAAATGAGTTTCAACCGGTAGGCAAATATAATATTGGTATTACGGCGGGAACTGAAGGAGATTTATGCCCTGAAAGCTGGATTGATGATTTAAATAAAATGCAATTGGTTATAGTGCCATCTGAATTTACAAAATATGTATTTGAAAATACAGCTAAACAAAAGAACAAAACAATAACTACTAAAATTCATGTTGTTCCTGAATACTTTGATGATGCAGTATATACTGGTAAATATGAAACAACATTAGATGCATTAAATGAAATTCCAGAATCATTTACATTCTTAACAGTCGGACATTGGTTACAAGGTGCATTAGGTGAAGATCGCAAGAATATCAGCGGGACAATATATTCATTCTATGATGCATTTAAAAATCAAAAGTCGCAACCTGCATTAGTATTAAAAACTAGTGGCGCAACCTATTCAATTACAGACAGAATGGAGATTGAAAAGAAAATCAAACAAGTTGCAAGTCTTTTCAAAAAAACAGATCGTTTGCCAAAAATATATTTATTGCATGGTGAATTAAGTGATGCAGAAATGAATGCATTGTATATGCATCCAAAAGTCAAAGCCATGTATTCATTAACTAAATCAGAAGGATTTGGACGTCCATTGTTAGAATTTTCAACAACATCAAAACCTATTATTGCTCCATATTTTTCAGGTCCTGCTGATTTCTTGAAACAAGATTTTATTTGTGAAGTAAAAGGCGGATTAACCAATGTGCATCCTAGTGCACAAAATGATTGGTTAATTGGCGAAGCTAAGTGGTTTACGCCAGATTATAAATACGCAGTTGAATGTTTGCGAGGTGTGCAGAAAGATTATAAGAAATGGGCTGAATTAGCAAAACGTCAACGATTCTTTGCACGCAGCAATTTCAATAAAGTGGCAATTACTAAAATTTATTCTGATGTATTTAAAGAAATTGATACAGTAATAGAATCAATACCTAAATTAGCAACTTTAAAATTACCATCTTTAAATAAAATACAATTACCAAAACTTCAGAAAGTATAATATGACAATAAGTTATGCTATTACAGTATGTAATGAATTTTTAGAAATACAACGATTAGTTAATTTTTTAGTTAAACATAAACGATCTCAAGATAATATTGTAATTTTATTTGATGAAACAAATGGAGATAAAGAAGTTGAAGCATTTCTTAGATCACATTCACAAAATAATGAATTTCATTGGCATAAAGCAAAATTTCAAAATCATTTTGCAGATTGGAAAAATAAACTAAATAGTTTATGCTATGGAGATTGGATTTTTCAAATTGATGCAGATGAAATACCACATATCAATTTAATAGAAAACTTGCCAGCATTATTAAAAGAAAACCAAATTGTAGATATGATCCGCGTCCCTAGAGTTAATACTGTTGAAGGTTTAACAGAAGAACATATTAAACAATGGGGTTGGAATGTAAATGAAAAAGGTTGGGTAAATTGGGCAGATTGGCAAATGCGAATTTATAAAAATACTCCTGATATTAAATGGATAAATAAAGTTCATGAAGTATTAGATGGTTTTAAGAATCATGGGATGTTGCCTATAGAAGAAGAATGGGCTTTATATCATCCTAAAACAATTGAACGACAAGAACGTCAAAATAATTTTTATGATGGACTAGTAAATTTCATAACATTAAGTTAATATGATTACGTTTTGCATTTCAACATATAATAATCTTCCATATCTTAAAATAGCTATAGATTCAGTTAGAAAAAATAGTTATTTTAAAGATGCGCCATTTATAATACACGCAGAAAATTGTAATGATGGAACTAATGAATGGTTATTTGAAAATCAAGATAAGTATAATTTAACTTTACTCATTGAACCTGAAAATATTAAAGTTAGAGGAATCGGCGGCGGAATGAATGTTTGTGCAGACCACGTTGAAACAGAATATATTCTATTTCTTCATTCAGATTTTTATGTAACTAAAAATTGGGATAAATCACTCTTAGATATTCAGGAAAAATATCCAGATGAAAAACTTTGGATCAATCCACATCGAGTAGAACCGAATATGTTTAATAATTCATCGAGTAGACCCGGAACAGTTATAGTTCCATTGAATATGTTTGGGGAATATTTTCATAATTTTGATTCTAATTATTTTGATGCGTGGTCAGAGGATTTTATTAGAATAAACAAGGATATTGAAATTCCAAAAGGGGAAGGTGTATCTGGTTTAATTAAAAAATCAGTTTGGGATGAAATAGGCGGCAACGATCCAAGATTTGCACCAGCCAGCTGGGAAGATATGGATTTATTTTTGAGAATGATTCAACATGGCGTAAGATTCATTTTACCAGCTTCTTCCGTTGTATGGCATTTTGGAGCTAGAGGTAGTCATAGATTAGAAGAAAATAACGGTCAATCATCAGAACGACAGCGAAAAGCAGAATCTGAAAATTCTAAAAAATGGTTAGAAAAATGGGGTAAAATGCCAGTATTTGATGAATATGGTATGATAAAAGGAATAAAATAATATGGAAAGAAAAATTAAATTAATTACAAATTGCGAACGTCCGCCAAATTATTTAATGGATATTGCAATTAAATATTGGCTTCGAACATTTAAAGAGAGTGAACTAATTTTTTTAGTAAATAATATCTCAAATTTTAATATGGTTGATTCGTTAAAAGAACGATATAATATCGATGCAAAACGAGTTAGTAATATAGATGATATATATGATGCAAATCAATGCGTTGTGTGGGATGATTTACAAGAATATGATTATGGGTTGTATCATGATAGAGAAGCTCCAATTATTAATGCAGTTCAACATAAATTACTAGAATCAGGAGTAGATGTTGTAATATTTTTAGATAGAGATGAAATTCTTTATCATCCAAATTTACGAGAAGTTTTAAATACATTTACAGAACCAGTTATTCGACCACGTGGTATTGAAGTAATACAATATGGAGATGAACTGTCATATGACGATACAAAACCATTATATGAACAGCGTAAGTACTTACGATATTTTCCGTCTAAAAGTAAAGCATGTATAGTGCAACAACCAGTACATTGGATGATTGGTCGCCATGGCACATTATGCGGAAGGTGGCCGCATGCGGATGTTAAAGCACATCCTGAATTACAAACACACCCAGATGCTAATACAGATGAATATCCAGATTTATATTTAGTTCATTTTGATAAAATTGATATTGATTTAATTTATCAACTTCGAATAGAAAGTCAACAAATATTCAAACATAATGATAGACATACAGGTGTCATTGATATTGATAAATTTAGTAACTGGTTTAATGAAGCTGCATTAAATGGTGAATTGTATGAAGATACTGATAACTTTTTAAAACGAGTAAACATATGACAATAACGCAAACTAATTTCGACGATGTATTATAATTTACACCTGCAGTATATTATGATGATAGAGGCTTTTTTTTAGAATCATTTAATCAACAATTACAAGATCATCTCAATATTGAATTTTTGCAAGATAATCATTCATTATCTAAAAAAAATGTATTTCGAGGATTACATTATCAATGGGATAAACCTATGGGTAAGTTAGTACGAGTAGTTAAAGGTTCTGGTATCGATTTCATTGTAGATATAAGAAAAGACTCACCATCATTTGGTCAATATATTACGACCCCATTATCTGATAAAAATTTTAATATTATATGGATTCCAGGTCATTATGCCCATGGATTTTTATCTTTACAAGATGATACTCATTTAATATATAAAACATCAGCATATTATAATAGTTTTGCCGATGGTTGCATTAATCCATTATCTTCAGAATTAAATTTAGAATTTCCAATTGATATTTTAGATATGATTTTATCAGAAAAAGATAAAAATGCACAATCATTCACAGAATATAAACAAAATCCTAAATTTTAAATATGAAAAAGATATTAGTCGCCGGCGGAGCTGGATATATTGGTTCTCGTTTTTGTAATGAATTAGCTAATGATTATGATATTACTGTTGTAGATTTATTTTGGTTTGGAGATTATTTATCTGAAAATATAACTAGAATAAAAAAAGATTTAGCTGAAATTCGAGTGGAAGATTTAAATGGTTTTGATGCAATGATATTTTTAGGAGGATTATCAAATGATCCAATGGCACAATTCCGTCCAGATTTTTT